TTCGAACAGAACATGCCCCAGATTATGTCAAGTGATCCTACCTGTGACAATGGTATCATACCATTTGAGCCAAAAGAACTTGCTAAGGCAGCCACAACCGCGATTAATACATCATTAGAAGTTCTTAAAATAGCATATTCACAAGACATGTTAGGTAACGGACCATTTGTCCAGAGCAACTGGGGATTTATGAACATGGTGATGTCCGACACTATGGGTTGGGCTTACACAACACATTTAAGAAAATCTAATTCTTCCGGGGGTTGGGGTGCCAAAAGATCATATGTTGATTTTAATGTTGACGCGGACACGGACGCCGATACGGACTCCAACTTCGCCAAAACAATCAACCAAAGAGGCGCCTTTCCATTATATGTAGCTGATCATCTTCTTAGTCATGAAACACAGACAGGAGAAATGGAAAGAGCTATGAACGAGTCTACCTTTGAATCAAATAATATATTCGCCAAAGATAAGCCTTTCTCCAGAACATTTAGTGATCTGGGGTTTGATAATCTTTTTGATGAAGTTGATCTCCTGGTACTTCCAGACTACGGTTACAACGTTACAGAAGAACCAGAATTTAACGAAGATGATTTTGGAGACGGCAAAGTTAAATTTAACAGAAGAGGCAGAAAAAAGAAAGAAGATATCAAACTAACATTCAGAGATAACGCACAAGGTGAGAAGAGTTCGGAAGATGGATTTTCATATGGGTTTAATGTAAAACTGTACTTAAGTGATCTTGTTTCAGAAGATGGCCAAGCTTTTAATAGACCAGATAACAACGCCAGGATAATAATTGAAAAAGTTCTTAACGAAGGTGTGATGGATTCATCAAACTCCGAATTTGAAAATGATCCAGAAGATGGAGAACTCAAGAGAACATCCGATTCTATCATAACATATAGAGCTTACGAATTCCTATCAGTAGACGAGGGTTTAGACAACGAAGAATTAGATAACGGAGAATATATAAAGTTTAAAAGTGTTTTAAGCTCTCCGAGCAATTCATTAATACCACAAGTAGTTCTATTGCAAGAGATGATCGAGAAACAAAACGATGGTGCTGCTCCACGAATGAGCGGATTAAAAGACTTTTATGATCAAGCTATGACATCTATTTTCTCTAAATTTGCAAGTGAAATTTATACTAACAAAGCCGCATTTGAATACGGCGCCCAATTAGATGACCTGTCCGCTGCCCAGATAGAATATGGAATGGATTATAACGGAAGCTTCACACTTTTCAAAGACTATCTAGATGCGACAGAAACTGATACTGACGATGCTCCTCTTGGTATAAGCAGAATGCAGTATGAAGAAGAAAACAACGACGGTGCACCCAATAGAGTATTTTATTTAGATCCGTTAGTTTACGGCGGTTCATATCTTAACCCGGCGGTATATTTGAAGCCCACGAATAAGACTGGCTGGCTCGGAATGGTGGATGTCATATTCCCAGAACTAAGTCCTTGTAAACCACAATCTACCGATTTAGTTAATTTTGGAAGCATCCAATCAATAATAGATGAGAGCTATTCAAAGATTCCGGTAGATCAAAGACTCAAGTCAGATCCAGATTGTGTAACTGAGAAACCATACAATAGAATTTTAGAACGCCACTCAAAAGCTGGAATCGAAGGTTTGATTCATGCTATGTGCAGAATCTTTGTTAGTGTTAACTTCCTAAAGAGTCTTGCCACATTTACAAAGTTTAAACCAGACTTTAAAAACAACTTCAGTTCTTTATACGCATCATACGTTGTAGAATTGATGGAGGAAGAATTAAAAGATGCTCAACCAAATTCGTTTATAGAATTCTTTAGCCCGTTTAAAGATGATGAGTTCTGGTATGCCTTCCTAGAACAATCTGTACAAACATATGCCAGGAAGGTTGAAACTGGTGCAATTGAGGATGTACCCCCTGACGTGCTAGCAGCGCTCGAAAAGCTACAGAACTATGAGTCTAAATACAAGTATCCAGATCCAGATGATTTAGATGAAGCCAAAGATATAGGTGACGCTTGGAAGTTCCAATCATTAAATAACTATCGATATGAGAAAAACCTTGAAGCCATAAAGGAAACAGAAGAATTAGCTAAAATAGTATTAAAAGAATTTGTAATTATGGAAATGGGATATATGTCTGAGGTTTTCATGAAGAGTTTACAAAACGTTGGTATCATTGAAAAGGATACCATGGTGGAAAACTTAGGCCATTACATTTTAGAAACCTTAACAGCCAATACAGATTTAACGCTTAGCAAAGAATTAAAAGAAGAAGTGGAAGGGCTCCCAACAGAAGGAGACGAGCTATACACAAATGGAGATGAGTTATCCACTCCCGATGGAGAGCCATATACGGGATATTATCATACTTCTATCGGTGATGAAGGAGAAACCATTTATATGGTTGGTGAATATCATACCGAGGACGAGCATGACGCTCTAAGGCCTTTTGCAAATAAAGTAATTGTGCCCATTGGTTCGATCGGTCCCATAGGAACAACCACCGGTGACCCCAGCACACAACCGTTTGTAGCAGAAACATATATTAAAATTGCCGGCCAATATAAAACCCCTCTCGAAGCGGTCGGCATAATGTTAGCACAGCCGGATCGAACATTAAATATATCTGATGTATATCCGGGTACCCTGCGTCTCAAAATTGATCCTGATACTGGGAAAGTACTGGGAACTACAGGGAAGCTGGGGGTAAGATATGGACTTAGATTCTCAATACAGGCCGCACCCGGAGCCGCCTCAAAATATACAATTATAGAAGTAGAGATAGACGCGTTAGATCTTCCTATCGCGAAGTTCCAGCCACTAGAAAATGATAGTAAATTACTGTTATGTTTGATTAATAATTTGGTAGACGATGATAAATTTAAGATGTTGACAAAATATATTTTCCCGCTAAACAAAGTTCTCTCAACTTTAGCAATTTATAATGATATGGCGTTTCTTCCCTCAATTGGTGAAGTAACATCGACGTTCACTGAAGAAGACCCTGAAGACAAGCCCGGCAAGTACGTTGTAATTGATAGTAGTTCTGGCACTGACATAGCGAAAGTTCATCCCGGCATGCCTGGTTGGGCAACAAAAGAGGAGAGAGCACCGGGCATGTTCTCCGGCGGCGGATTCTTTACACTACACTTTGATAAATGGAATCGTTCCCTTTTGGTTAAATCAAAGTCTAGAGTCAAAAAAATGTTTAAAGATTATTATAATTCAAGAGATTTTGATCCGGGCGATATGCCGGAGGTTTCTGATTCTTATATAGCATCTCTTAGAGCTGCGTTTAGCATCTCACCCGGGGAAAGACATTTCCCTTGGTTTAAGAAACGCATGTTACGTTCAAATCCTTTCAATGCAAATGGCGAACTTTGCAAGAAAAAAGATTAAGCGGATATTTAGTACGAGGGATAGATTATGGCTTCTTACAGTGTAGCGCTTCCAATAACATATGATAGCGGCACCGGTTTCACAATGCTTAAGAGAATTAAGGATGTAGCCAAACAAAACTTTAAAATGTTAATTCTAACAAATCCAGGCGAAAGAGTGATGGAGCCATCCTTTGGCGTTGGTCTTAAAAGATATTTATTTGAGAATTTTAGTGAGAATGTATATGCCGAGATAGATACTCGGATCAGAGAACAAGTAAATATCTTCATGCCGGCAATTGCAATACAAGAAATAGAGTTTGCATCGTCCAACCAAGACAGCGGCGAGTTAGCAATATTTATTTCTTATGCAATCCCAGCAATTGCAGAATCAGATTTGCTTGAATTTACTATTTAAGTTATTAAGGAGACGTTTTTAATGGCAGACGAACAAAAAAAGATTTTACCTATAGATTACACTCATAGAGAGTTTACTTCTATTAGGGGAGATTTACTAGAAATAGCAGAGAGATTTTACCCAGACACTTTCCAAGATTTTAGTGAAGCCTCATTTGGTGCTCTTATGCTTGATGCAGTCGCTTATGTCGGCGACCAGTTATCGTTCTATCTAGATTACAACGTTAACGAGACGTTCTTAGACACTGCTTTCCAATATAATAATATTTTAAGACATGGTAGAGTACTGGGATACAAAAACCCCGGCCGGCCGTCAACATATGGCAAAGTCGCCCTTTACATCCAAGTACCCGCTTCAACTGTGGCGTTAGGACCAGACGGCAGTTATATTCCGATTTTGCGCCGCGGCGCACGCTTCACATCTAAGAACGGGTTAAACTTTGTATTAACAGAAAATGTAGATTTTGCATCATCAAAAAACCAGTCTGTTGTTGCTAGAACTGACCCATCGACCGGCGCCCCAACATTCTATGCGATTAAAGCATATGGAAATGTAGTCTCAGGGATGTTTTTACAGGAGAGTATAGAGGTTGGAACGTTTGAGA